AATTTTTTCTACTTTGAAACTGAATCGACCACCTCCAAAGATGTTTTCTTTTTTCTCCAGCTGTAAATAACGATTTTCTCCATCCATATAAGCCCGAACGGTTAGGTCAACTGTTCCAGCAAGTACATTGGCCACTTTCTCATTAATGTTTGGCCTAAAAGTGGTAATTTTAGTGCCGTTTTTGAGAGTAATTTCGTGAATGATTTCTTTAGAAATATAAATAATTTGATAACCGAGGTTTTTCAATCGTTTTATAGTGCTAAGAAATTCAGTTCTTACCATATCCCAGCCTTTCCCATACCCAGCATCCTGTTCATGCTGAATGTCTAATTTGTCATAAATGTATAACCGGCAATGTTCATATAAATCTTCGACCAAATCCAAACAAATTCTCTTAAAATCGTTTTGTTTCTTTTCGAGTTCAGCAACTACATCCAGGAATACTTCCCAGGCAAATTTCCTTCTGGTTATTCGTCCTTCAACGGTTACTTGGTCGGCAATTGTAATTACTGGTGACGTAGTGTTATCGGTGTTTCCGTCTGTGTTAATAAATAACAGATCATCAAACTGGTCAACAAAGGTGGATTTCCCAACATACGAATCAGCATAAATCCACATGTCTGGATTCAGGTCAATTGTTTTTTCACGCCTTTTGTTTTCAGGTAATAACATAAAATCAACACCCTCCTTGCAGTATTCTTGGAATTCACACCAGTTACAAAGGTAACTTTCGTTTTTAGGAAACTTCTTAGCTTCCAGTAATGACTTTACAGTGATTAAAAATTCAATAACTTTATTTGGATTGTATTCAATTTTGATTAACTCCGGTTGTAAATTAGCTAATTCCGACCTAATTTGATTCCTAAACTGCGCCAAGTATTCTGTTTGCTTTTGCTTAATTTTGACTTTAGGAACTATGAGAAAATACATGTTTCGAATAAATTTACCTGGGTTAGATTTCTCAAAGAAATATTTGTATAGGTGAAGTTGTGCTGAATTTTTATAGTTGTTAGCGTTATTTGTGTATTTGAAATCATAGATGTCGTAAACATTTGGTATAACAGAATCGTGAAATCCTCTAGCCGGAACCAAATAGTCTATATATCCGAGAAAATGTTCATCTTCAATTTTGACTTCGAATTCTCCACCAGGGGGAAGTATTTCTTGAGCCATTGGGATTAAATATTCGAGTTTTATTGCTTCGTTGATGTGTTCATCTGTGATGATTGGATAGCTCATGTAATATTCGGTAATAGCTTCTTCGACTGATTTTTCTATTCCAGTATGAAGTGCTGTTCCTAAAATAAGAGCGTTATCTGGATTATCGGGTGGAATTGTTTTCAGTCCGTCAATATAGCGCAACTTGTACTGGAATGGGCACTTTTCAAAGCAATCAACTCTTGAATGTGATACTCGCAATCAATCACCCCTTTCACTAGTTTTTTGAAGTTATCGAAGCCTTCAGGATAGAGAATAATTCCAACTCCCTTTGAACGGTTAGTTAATAAAATATTGTATTTTTGAAGTTCTGTCGGCCGACCAGATGATGATTTTAATTCCACCTCAAAATAAATCCCATTAATGCAACAAATCAAATCCGGAATTCCAGCTTTCTGATAACCACCTCCCCAAATTTTAATGAATTTAACTGGGTACCCTTTGAGTTTCAAATCGTTCAACCACTTCTTGACTTTATGTTCAAATTGTTTTTCTGTGGCCACAGAAACTACACTCCAATTTTTGCTCTTTGTTTTCTTCTTTTGTCGTATTCAGCTTGTTTTTGTCTTCGTTTGTTGATTCTATCAATAAGAAGATTTCTATAATCGATATAGGGTATTTCGATAAAATCACACAATTTTTCGCACCAATCTGAGTTTGCAAACTCTTCAACTTCTCTAGTTATTGTTGTTGCATCCACAGCAGCCTGTTTTAAGATAGCGGCAACTAAACTTCTATATCCAGCATTTATCATTTAATCGCCACCCTTACATAAGCCGATTTTTTAGTTGTCTTAGAGCATTCCTCAGCGATTTCCGGATACTTTTGTTTGAGTTTTTTGCTATCGATGCTGGTGGTTGTTGTTTCGGCAACGTAAGTAATATTTAAAATCTCACTCTCGAATTTTTTAACGTTGTACTTCTCCATGGCTTCTTTGAGTTTTTCCTTGAGTTCTTTTTCTTGGGCTTCCAAACGTTTCTTTTCGGTTAATATAGTGCTAATTTTATTTAAGACATCCAGCTGAGACTTCTGGAAAACTTCCAATTCTGTACCTTCAACAATAGCCTGTCCACATTCTGAAGGGACCTCACCGCAATCATCTTCACATTCATCAATATAAGGACACTCAAAACAACAACCATCATATTTTTCTTTTGGGCAAGGGTTTTGACATTTAATCATTCTCCATACTCCTCTCTAAATAATTCATCCGTGTAATCTCTGCGCATTTCCAAAGTCTCCAGAACGTCTTCCTCTACACTGTCTCGACAAATTAAGTAATAATACCAGCAAGTGTTCCGTTGCCCGATTCGATGAATACGCTTCTTGCTTTGCTCGAACAGCTCGCTTGATAATGGTAAAGTGAAATAAATTACTTTGTTCGCCTTCTGGAGATTAAGACCATGGGCGCCGGCTTGGTATTGAACGAAGGTTATGCTGTTATCAAATTCTTCGTAGTTATCGAGGTCTTTGATTTCTCCATTGACAATTGAAACTGGTCTGTCGATTAAATCTGTTAATTTTTCAAGTTCTCGGTTAAAGTTATAGAAAACTATTAATCTGTCGTTAGTGGATTCCACCAAATCCACAAAAGCTTCTAATTTGTTTGGATTATAATGACCGCATAACATTCTGGAGTATAATAACTTGGTCAAAACTGTATCTCCAACGAGTTCCTCATTCTCAACTGTGATAATCCGATTTCTGAGAAATTTCCTATATTCTTTGGTGGTTTCAATACTGATATTAGTAAAAATCTGCTCTGGTAAATCCAATACTTCTTCCGATTTCATAAAAACAGCACCATGTTCACGCAATTTTCGTTTAAGCCTGTCCACGTTTTTGTAACCGTTAACCTGTCGTCTGAGGAATCCCCCCTCGTCAATCCATTCAAAATCTATGTACTGTTTCCAATATAGGTCTTTAGAGATGTTCCATCCTAACAGTTGAATTTGAGACCAAAGGTTTTCGTATTTGCCGGAGGTTGGGGTACCACTCAAGAGAATTACATTTTTGGGTTTGAGTTTTAGTATGAATTTTGAACGTTTGGCAGTTTCGTTTTGGATCATGGATGATTCATCTAGCATAAGAGTGAAATCTTTTAATTGCAACAAATACTTTCTTCTGAAAGCTAACTCATAATTAATTACTAATAAGTGAGGTTTCCTATCGTGTCCAAACAGATGAACGTCCACATTGTAATTAAAATTTTTCTTGGTACAGTCGAATATTTTTAACTCTGGGTAGTAAGTTTGAAAGTGGTTTATCCAGTCATCAATTTTGGATTTTTGGCAGATTAACAAATTACAAGTTTCGTTTAGTTGGTGTAATTTTTCAGCGCCTACAAATGTTTTTCCGAGACCCACCTCACATGTCGAGGTAATAAGCTACTCGGTTATGATTTTTTGTTTCTAAGAGCACTTGTTTTTGATGTTCGAATAGCTTTAACCTCGACATTGGGCATCACCTACCTTCAATTTTATAATCGTAGTTTCAACAGGCGGCTCAATCGAAAGTTCTTTCAGAACAATTCTCATCTTCGACCTATCTATAAAAGTAACCACAAGTTCATAGTCCCTAGTCATACGAACGTTGTCTATTATTTTCCCTTGAAGATCAAACAAAAGTTCGTTGATGTACGAAATACCTCTCATTTTGTCATCTCCTAACATATTTCTGTTCAAACACCGGCAGTTCCAACACCTGTCCGGGTTTGTAGCCTACCTATGAGGAATGGAAACTATTCAGCCTCACTTTCCTTTTTTTCTCCTTCCACCCACTCAACGATGATATGTCTTTTCTTATACCATATTGTTGCACAACTTGGACATTCGTATTTATCAATACTTGGATTCATGCTAAGTTGTTTTAATTTCCCACCGCAGTTTAAACAATAATAACCGATCATTCTTCTTCAACCTCCGACTCCAATGCCTCCATCTTCTTCAATTCCTTGTTGCCGCAGTATATGCACCCTTCTGCTGTATCACATGCTGTATATTGATCCCCACCGCAAGCAGGGCATTTAAAACGGTTCATGGCGTGGCCTCCTTTATTTTTACCATCTTTAATCACCTCNGCACANCTTACTTCCTCAAACACCGGAACCTCAATCTCCTGTCCTCTCCTCAACCTCCCTGGGTCCAAATCTGGGTTAAGTTCTCTTATGTAATACACCGCCTCCTGTCTGTTCATGTTTGGGAATTCTCGACCGGCAATACTCCAGAACGTGTCACCACCTCCAACAATAACTGTTTTGGTTCCTAAAATTTTTTTCTGATTCGTGGAATATTTTGCATAAAACACGCATAAACTACATACTAGGAGGAATATAATCAAAATTGCTATTGAAAAAAATTTA